CTGGCGCACGCATTCTTATTGGTTGTCCTATATCGGTGTTAAGAACATCGTCAATGTTGACTTGTCCTTCTACTATACCCATGCGCGGGAAGATGGCGTGACCTAGACTATCAAGCGTATCTCTCATTATCTGAGATTTAGCTGCTTGAATTGGCATCAAGTAGTCTGCGGGACAAGAGCCTATGGAGGTATGAGGCTCTGGATCGGGACAGAAGAGTGTTATAGGTAAATCATCCCAGGGTGTTGAATTAACAATATTTAATCCATTTCCCACGGTGCATACTCTAATCCTTTCATCTATGCCATCACCATCTAAATCATAAAAAACGTAGTGTTCTACGTACAAAACATTCTTGTTGTTGTTGTCATTTCTATCTACACCTGTGTAGTCTGCTGCTGGGTTTCTAGCTTGTTCTTCCTCGTAGGCTTCAGCGTCTACATAATTACCAGAACCAGCGTATTGTTCCATGTCGTCCTTGTCATAACCCATGGCAACCAAGTCACTAATTGTTTTGACCATGCGGTGAGCCACATAAGGCGATGAATGTAAATCTCTAGCGTTTCTTGAAATAAGGACTTCTTCAGGCGGTATTGCTTCTATAACCACTTGGTCTTTTGGTTTGATGCGCCTGATAGTTACATCGTAACTTGCTGGGGTTTCTTGTGTAGTTTCCTCACCCGTGCTTGGATCTAAAAGTGTCATACTTTCCATTTCAACTTTTTCTTTAACCAGCTCAACATTTGGATCAAGCATAAGCGCTTGGTATGCTTCTGGCGGTATGCCTGTGTATGAATGGGTAGATGCAGTAATGCTGTCATCCCAGTAGGCTTTTACATAACCAGTCTTTCTGATAAGCGCATCCTTAAATGCGTCATAGAAAACTTTAAAGCCTGGATTCTTTTGTTGGAGTATGTAGTTAATGTAATCGGTTTGTTGTTCTGCAAGCGCAATGTCTTCTGGGCCTTTGGGTATAAACTCAACTATCTTATTAGTACCAAAAAAGGTACGCATGATAGAAGGCAGCATAAACAAGACGCTGTCTCTTACATCGGTTGATACAAACTCTGACTGCATGGAACTTTGTCCCTCTGGGGACTCGCCTAAATAATATTCAGTAGCTTCACTTCTTTCCTGACCAATTTGGTCAATGAAGTCTCTAGCGTCATCCATCTCACTTTTAAGAACGCCTTGCAATTCTTCTTCATCGTAAGACTCTTGTTGACCTTCTAGCTCATCGATTGTTTCGTCTTTATCGTATTCCATAAATTTTATCCCACTCTAATTATTCTTGATGTCAAGGGTTTCTTGAAATTATACCCTAAAAAGTTCTCACCACCACTAAAACTTGCGGCTGCACTTGCCATGGTTAATGCTAGTGCATCAGCTTTGTCAGGAGATTTTATGCCTCTTTTTTTCATTTCATCCTTTGACTCTATTTTTATTTTACCAGTTGAAGTGTATTTATAACTAGGTGCTGCTAACTCTGATATAAGTTCATCATCACCAGGCAGTCGGCAATCTCGCTGCGTAAGCCAGTCCTTAACTGCAAACCATAACTCAGCTCTTAGGTTTAAATAGTTCTTTCTTGTAGACGGCGATTCAGATACGTTGATTCCGCGAACGGGTAGGTTTTGTTCTGCAAGTCTATCTACCACCCCAGCACCCAAACCAATAACGTCTACAAGTATTTCTTGGGGTTGTTCAACTACCGTGCAATCGTCATACTTATTTTTAACTGCACCGCATAATTGCATTAAATCCATCGATTTAAAAGTCTTAATTTCAAAGACAGTATTACCTTGTCTAACGCATAGCGCGGAATTATCACCACCAAAGCGAGCCACATCCAAACCCCACACAATAGGTGCTTTAGCTGTTAGCGATACGTCTCTGTCTATGGCTGTTCTAGCTAGTTCTATTGGTATCACGCTGTCATCATCGGCGTTAGGGAACTCTCCCATTACCTCTACTCTAGCTACAGTTGAATCTTCACCATATTGTTCAAGCATATCTTGGAACAACTTTTGGTCTGTACCCTCTACTGTCCTAGAATCAATTTGTTTTAAGTTCCAGAACTTGCGCTTAGAGGTAAAGCTCTCGTAAAAAGGGCCTGTGTTTCTGCGCGGGTTAGAAAAAGTGAACCAAAAGCGATTTTCGGTTGGCTCAGAGAAGAAACCTTCGGATACGCTGTAGATAGGAGCGGGGATACCAGATGCTTCATCCATTATCAAACAAACTCCGTAAGATGAATGGATACCTGCAAACGCATCTGGGTTTTCCTCGCTCCATAACTGTGCTTGGGCGTAGTAATAGCCAGTATCAATTTTTAAATCGCGTTTCAGCGCTTCTTCAAACCAACCATCTGGTTTTATGGTGGTTGCAGTCTTGGTGAACCAATGGTTGTTTATGGACAAGGTTAGCCATTTACCTAATTCTGCCCAGGTTCTTGATCTGAGCTGCTGTTCGGTGTTGGCGGTTACGATAATCGTAGAACCAAGTCTGGTTGACAGCATCCAAAGTATCAACCAAGCGACCAAAGCAGACTTGCCAATACCACGACCAGAGGCAACGGCGAGTCTAAACATCTCTGGGGTTACTTCGCCTTGGTTTCTTTGTATGTGGGTTGTTAAATCTTTTAAAATTTTTTCCTGCCACTTGCGCGGGCCAGTAAATTCTTCAAGGGGGGTGTCTTTTTCTCCCCAAGGGAAGATAAACTTAACAAAACTGTATGGATCGTCTGCTACTTGTGGCGACCATATCTCGGTCATTAGTTGTTTTTCTGCTTCAGCTCCGTATTTCATAGATACCCTTTGTTATTACCTCTTACTATTGTATCAAAAAAAATTAAAAAATTTTAGTTCTACAGTTACACATACAATACCCGTCGCGCAAAATGTAAGGGGGGGGTAATAATCGTTTTAAATCGTATTGATTTGCAGACTATTGGGCAGCCCTTACCAATAGCAAGCTATTTGCCCTTTTTGGTGTCTTTGTTCCTGGCAATCTGATTGTCTACCACGTTGCGCTGATCTTTATGTGTTGATTTAACAGCGTTTATAACGCGCGGCTTTTCTATAGTCGCCAATGAGTCGCCGATACGATCCTTAGCGCCAGACAATACCTGGTTTAAATCTATAGTTGCATGAACATTCTCTACGCGATCTTTCCATATCTTTGGGTCTTGGTTCTTTAAATAGAATATCTGGGCAACAACCGAGTTCTTTTCGGTAGCCGACTCAAATAAAGCGTTTGTCACTTGCGCCAAGCCACGAGCTTTCCCCTTTTTAATAGACTCTTCAAAATCTTCAGAACGTTTGCGGTTACGATCTATAGTATTCCATGAAACGCCCAAGGCACGCGCAATTTGAGAGTTACCAAGTCCACGACTGGCAAGATTCTCAACTTGCTCTAAATCTATTTTAATACGTTTTCTACCCGACTTTTTAGCTACTTTTTGAGTCATAATTGAAGTTTTTTATCCTTTTTAAACCTTTATTCTACAGCATTTGTTAAAAAAACTGTATGTTTTTGATGCTAACTACTTGATATATAAGTATCTTTTGTTATGATATGTGAGTTCACAGTAAATACTTTAGGAGGTAACTAACATGAATATGACTATGACTGATTATGATTTTGTAAACAAATGGCCGCAAAGCCGTAACAACAATTTTAGTAGAGAAGGCTTGCTTGCATTATATGACCACTTAGAAGAGATGGAACGTGAGTGTGACATTAATATAGAATATGATCCAGTTGCTTTTTGTTGTGAATATTCAGAATATGACAACATATTAGAGGCTGTATCAGAATACGACGGATTTAATACTGTAGAAGATTTTGAAGGACATACTACAGTTATAGAGATACCAAATACAAACAGATTAATTATTCAAAACTTTTAAGGAGCAACCAATGAAAACATTAATAAACCATCTATTCAACAAACCAACCAGGCGCACAGCCTGGCACGGTTCATTTTATATTAACTATTTTAAAAAGAGGTAAGACCAATGAAACTTGACGAAAAAGAAAAACTTAACGAAGCAATAAACGAGTTATCAGAGGCTATAGATCAATATGAGTCTTTAAATGAGCATTGGTTTACTACTTGCTTAGAAGATAAGGAATATAGTTTGCTTGTAGGATCATTAATACCTTTAGCATCTATGCAAAGAGTAAACGAAAAACTACAACAATTATGGGTGTCTAAATGAGTATAAACAAACAAGAAAAAAACAAACTAAAGGAGCAAGAATAATGACAACAATAGACCGAACCAAAATACCTAAACATCTGCTTTACTTATCAGATCAAGCATTAAGAAACTTGTTTGCGCTGTTTCCTGGCGGTGTCTGATGACTAGGGTACAAATACGCGGGACAACGATCTTTGGCTACGTTCAAGACAACTATTTGGATATAAAACTTAAAAAGATTGGATTTCTTGACGAAGAGACAAAACAAACGAGAAAAGTTAGTAAAAATCAAATCAGGCCCGCATACGAAAAAGATAGGTATAATTAAAATGAACAACTATAAAGTGCATGTTCAATTTAGTTTAAGAATTGATGCTAAAAATAGAAATGAAGTAGAATCAATTATTAATAAACTTAATATTCCAAATCAACAGATAACGAATCACCAGATAACTAAATTTACTAAAATGAATACCAACTGTTTACAATGTGGAAAAGAATTAATAAATAGAACTGCTAGTGCTAAATTTTGTAACAGTATCTGTCGTAGCGCAAATTTTTACGAAAAAGGCTAAACATTAACCCGCCTCTCTCTCCAGCATCACGCCTAAACCAACGAGCAGGAAGTGTTTATGCTGCACTCCCGCTTTTAAACTCCTTAGAACTCGTCTCTCGCCGTCTATGGCACACCAGATGACGTTAAGATCCATAAGATTCTGCAAACCCTTACTCACCGTGTGCCTATGCATACCCAACATTAACGCCAAGTAGCTAACCGCATCATGGCTACTAAAATCCTGAGCCGAGTATCTTTCACACAACGCATACAAGATGAGCTTCTCCCTCGCCTTAATATCCTTCCTTCCCAAATGCTTTTTATACCACTTCCAAACCACCTTCTTTAAACTAGCATAATTTTTATACTTGCCAGCTAAACCATAGTTAATAAGTCCGCTCTTTTCTATATCATCAATACCCTCTACAACTAACCACCACTTCTCATTGTTCAACTAAGCAACCTCCCTCAGACTAACCTGCCTTTTTTCAAAATAACCGTCTAATAGTTCAAGTCCCTTTTTGCTAACCGCAAAAACCCTCTTCCTCTTATCCACTCCCACGCTTTTAACCATGTAACCAAGTCTAACAAAATCATCTAAAATACTACCAATGGTTGACCTGCTCCCCAGATTACCAGGTAACAAATACACCAACCTTTCAAAGTTTATTTTATTACCCTCTAACTGTGCTATCGCGATTTCTAACACTATATAAAAATGTATCGGTGTTGACTGACAAAACGACATAAACCCTTTTTGCCTTCTATTACCATAAGCTAAATCTCTAACTACCCTCATACGCTCTTTTAACTGTTTCATGCTTCCCCCTTTTCCTCAACTATGTAGTTATTAGTCCCCACTCTTTCAACCCAACATAAAAAATTTTATTACCTAATAACCTTGTCTCAGAGAGTTGCCCTTCAGGGCAATCTCTCTATTAGTTTAGTTTAGGATATATGGACACCCGTGTGTACGATAATCGTATATATGGGTGTACGATAATCGTATATATGGGTGTACGATTGCTTTAGTCATTTTCCTCATCAATAATACAAAAAATACCACACTCAAAGCTGTAAGATTT